CACGAAACATGATGGTGGAGATACTGTCAGATGGTTGTGGTAGATAGTGCGGGAATACAAGGTCGAGCTCCTCACACAATTTTGGGAGAAACTCCATACCACCAAACACATCCTGTGGGGATAGTTCAGCCATATTTAGGTAGATTTACATTCGAGGCTTCAAAGAAGCTGGGCATACGGGCACGCTGCGTCTCCACAAGTTCAGGGGCTTTGCCTTGGTAGTAGAGGTTGTCAGATGCTTTAAGCCAGTAGTCTTTGTTTAGGTACTGGTTACTAGGAGTACCCAAAAGATCCATCGCCCAGTGGACCGTAGCTTTTCGGAGTTTGTTAAGCGCGGGGGTTGCCTTTTCCCCTAGGTCTTTGGCAACCATGGCGTGGAGAAGCGTATGAACTTGTTCGTCCCTTGAGATATCGCTAGCGACAGTTCTCAGACCAATCGATCCATTAAACCTGAAGAAGGGTAGAAGAACGAAGAACACGGAACGCTCAAGTATCGCCGTCTTGAGGATCGGATGTGACGGATTGCTGAGCCAAGCCTGGCGGATTCTTTGGGCCTCCCCTTCAGCTCGCTCGTCAATGCCGTGAACATTAACAACATACTGAAGAGCGCGATCATGCTTCTCCTCATCGTTTTGATTTGAACGGAGGGCAGGGATGATGCCAGGGTCGTCAGGGAGCTCACGCTCTAGACCTTGTTGAAGCATCTCTTTTACGGGTAACTCAAGAGTGCGAAGGGCGAGGCACCTTTTCAGTGTGTCCTCGCTACCTTCTGCAACTACTCCTTTATCAACAGCAACTGGAGTCCACGCTCTTTTGCGGGACAAGATTTTCAAATACTCGGACATTACTCAGCACAAGATGAACAGAATTGATCCTCCAGGTCAAAGAGCGTTGAGTAATCGCTACCGTCCTCTAGAAGGGCCGTAACGTCATCTTTACGGAGAGTATCCGGCATGACCTGAAGCGCGTAATACAGGCTTGTCTGGGGGCTATCCAGCCAGTCCTGAATGAAGGCTTGGTCGTAGGTCACGACGTCACTCCAAGAGTTGTACGAATAGCCATGGAATAGGCCTGTCAACTCAAAACAGCGGCAGATCTCGTCTGCCACTTTTTTATATGCGTGCCAGCCTACTTCGCTGGCAATTTCCACCGGACCGTAGTCAAAGCTCTGGACACCAAACGTCCCTGAATCTCTATCTACCTGCCGAGAGATGGGAGGAGCGATCTCAGGAGCCGTTGTGTAGCCGGCGAGATCTTTGTAGCGGTAGGAGCAGCTGGCTGTCGGAGCGATCGTGAAAGCTCTTTCCATGTTCGCTGCTCTTGCAATCTGGGCTGCACCGGCAACGGCTGCCACCCACTCCTGGGCCAGGATAATTGCAGGAGTTTGTTCGAAGTCCATTCCGAGATTGACGGCTTCGAGGGCTTCACCGAAGGCGGCGTAGGAGACTTCGTGGTAAGCCAAGAAATTAGCCAACCCGAGAACACCGAGGCCAACCTGTCGATCAACGTCGGGCGATAGGTATTCACCCGTATCACCAACGCCTGTCCGTCCGTGGAGAGAGACCAATTCGGACATACCTTGGATAAAAGCTGGCCGTAGATCTTCCACATTGCAGGCTCCAAGTTGCACATGTTGAAGCAAACAAGTGCCTCTACTTTTGAGGTAGATCTCGAGGCAAACGTTTCCGTAAATACGCTGACCATCGGCCCCGTATTTGACTTTGTTAAGCCAGATATCACCAGCCTGGATTGCTTTGTAGATCTTGTTTTTAAGACTATCGGAAAGGGCATCCCACCACTCTTGTTTGATATCAATGCACTTCTTTACCCATGGAAGTTCTTCACGAGTAGCGTCTACAAACTCTTCTAGGTCTGCACAATTTGCGTCAATATGTATAACGCAAGCACCGTTTTTGTACGTGCCACCTCGTCGAAGTACTTCGTTAAGCGTGGAGTACATCCTTGCAAACGACACTGGGCCGCTAGAGACGAGGCCCTTTCCATTCTCTGTACCCCTTGGACGGAGTTCAGATAAATGAACAGCGACTCCGGCCGCATTCCGTAGGGCGTGAGACACGAAGCGCCAGCTGGCCTCGATGCCTTCCGGCCCCTCCATTGAATCGGAGCATTTGTAGACTGTGCAGCTGACTGGAAGGCGTGATTCTGGGTCGTCGAGCCATGATTGGACCCGACCAGTTCTTGCGACATAATCAGGCATCAAACTAGATCAATAAGGTTTGCAGGTTGATAATTAGGGCCTTTCAGGACCTTCCCGTCTTCGCGCTTCAGAGGTTTGCCGTCGACGAGTTTTGACATGTTGGATTTGTGGACTCGATCGAGTGCCACATCGAGCTCCCAGCCAGCAGCGGCTGAGTATTGAAAGCACACATAGACCAGGTCTGCGAGCTCCTTCAATGCCGCCTCGCGTGCCCTAGGGTTTTGCATGTGCCGCAAAGCGTCCATGTGGGCAGTGCGGAACTCTGCTGTTTCTTCTTCAATCAGTGAGGCCTGGATGGTCAAGTGCTCGGGGTGGAAGTTCCCCGATGGTTGCCCCATGATCTCCCTGAATTTCAGAGCTTGTCCCAAAAGGTCGGGTATTTGTGCGGTCATATTCGAGGTGGATTAGTTTGGTGATGTAAGCCCGTGCTTTGAGCAAGTCGTCAAGGCGTGATTCTTCTGCCTTCGCCCCAGCTCGGGTGATGTACTTGACTACATTCCCCTCCAAGAATCCAAGGTCTTGGTCAGCAATGAAGTCCCATACCTGGATCTTGCCAAGTTGGTAGTGTGATGGCGAGAACTTGTTCATGGTGTGAAGAGGATTGGCTTTTGTTTCTTTGCATCCCAGTCTTGAACTTGCAGGATGCGGGCGAGGCGAAGATTCTTCAGGGCTTCTACTTCAGACAGTCCACACTTTTCAAAGGTGTCAACCACTGTTCTCCAGTAATCCCCTTCACAATTACTAAGTACAGCACTAGCACGCTTAGGGCCGATGCCAGGAGCACCGCTAAACCCGTCAACGCTGTCGCCAGTAAGGCACTGGAAGTAGAGCTTAAATTCAGCCTCTTCCGGCGTTTGCGTAAACTCATTTTTTAGATTGAATATCCGACAGGGAATCTGCTCTAAATCTTTGTCAGGTGAGATAAGAACAAAGTTAGAAATGTCTCCCTTGGTGGCAGCAATCCCGAGTGCGTCGTCAGCTTCTAGGCCAGGTAACAACACACTCTTCCACGTGTCCATGCACCACCTTTTGAGTTTCAGGTAGCCAGCAGGCTTGCGCCTTGTCCGGTTGCCTTTGTACGTGGGGTCGATGTCCTTGCGGAAGTTTTTGGTGTCTGTCCAGAAGAGGATGAAGTCGTCACTCTCGAAACGATCTTTGAAGTCCTGCAGGCTTTGCCTAACAATCCTTCGGCCTCTGAGGTGGTCTCCAACAATGACCGTCAGATCAGAGCTGAACTCGAGTTCATCTTCTGCAGCTTGTGCGGCTCGATAGCAGAAGAAATCCATGTCCACCAATAAGGTGGGAGGCTTAAGACTCATGGTGCTTAGTGTAAGTGAATGGGACTTCAGATCTCGTCCAGAAGTCAGTGAGCTCCTCCGGATACCGGTTGCGGATCCACTGAACTTTCCAGTCGGAAATGTCGCCCGTAGGGATTACAAGTACGGGGATAACTGGGTCTTTCACTTTGTCTGTGTTGCCACGCCACGAGCCTGAGTTATTTGGCCGGGCGAGCTTTACGTCGAGTTGGTAGGCGTTGCTGTCGACCACCATGATTAGATCTGATGATCCGGTGCAATTGAGGTTTGGATAAACCTCTGCTCCTTTCCAGGCGGCCAACAAAGCCACCCAGTGCTCAGCCATATCGCCGAGCCTCGACGGGCCTGGGCTAGTGGCAGTCCGCCCAGGAGTTACCTTTTTGAGCCTCTGAGTCAAGCTCGCAACGGAATTTAAGGGTGTGCTGAACATCTTTCATTGCTGCGGTGATTAAAAACATGGCCTGCTCTGCTTGGTTAGGTGCTACCGATATCTGGAGCTCGTCGTGAACGAACGCCAGTGGCCAATAGTCGATCTCTGCTTCGTCTAGTAACTCGTAAGCACGGAGGAGCCAGTTCTTGCAGACGCAGGCCCCGGCCGACTGCAGAAGGTAGTTGGTGGCTGCGTGAGCTTTGTTGCCGATACGGATAGGCCGACCATCCAAACCTTTGAGCACACCAGTGGCAGCCCTTTTCTGAATGGCAGCTGATAACTCAGCAAACCCATCTAGATCCTTCATTATTCTATTCCGGATCTCCTTACCTTTCTTGGCTGCTTGTGACTTAGGTGCCCCAGCCGTGAGGCCTAACTTCACATCGCCACCGCCATAGATTAGGCAGTAAGTAACACCCTTCCCACTCTTTCTGTCCGTTCCGTAGATATCGGCGAGAGCAGTATGTATGTCACCCTCGACTACTTCTTTGGCGAACTTAGAAGAATCGAAAGGACTGAGATAATGACCAAGACAGCGAAGCTCGAGGCCGCTGGCATCAGCTCCGACTTGGACGCGATCGGTTCCAGGACCGAATAAAACTCTGTATTCATGATCACTCGGGACCTGCGCGATATTGGGCCGTAGGTGGGCTTGACGCCCGCTGACGGTGTTCAAAATGCAGGAGTGGTGGATCCTGCCTTTGCGCTCTTGTTTCAGCCAAGCGTTTTTACCTTCGGCCACTTGGCCTAGGTGTTTTTGTAGTTCCAAGATCCGAGCGAAGGCGTTGGCTTCGTCTGTCCCGATACCCCGCAGGGTCGGTTCATCGATCTTTGGTTTGCCGGAGTCTGTGAACTCCTTTGGTTTCCAACCCCTGAACTCTTGGAAAGCCCAGGCGATGTGATGCCGGCTGGTGGGGTTGAACTCCTTCAGCTTGCACATCGGCGCGTCTTTGACGTAGCCCTGCGGGCCGTTGTCGCGTCGAGGGGTGAAAGTGCCACCGTCTACAAATAAGAAGGTGGAACGCATCTGGTCTGAGAGTGCGTCGAGTTCTGTGCGGAGCTTGGACTCCAGCTGCTGCGCTGCCCGAACATCAAAGGGAAACCCCTCGCGTTCTTGCCAAGCCATGATGGTGGCAAGCCTGTGCTCGGTCTCGATGCAGGTCGCGTATTGCTCGAGCTTTGGCTCAAACATTCGCGCCACCTCCACCGACACGGTGACGTCTTGAGCGCAGTACTCGAGCATTTCTGCTGAGTAGGTGCTCCAGTCGCCGTCCAGCTGTTTGCCGAACTCGGATTTGTGGACACCGAGCCGGTGGCCCCAGGCCTCGAGGCTGTGTCTCCCGTACAGGTTGCCGGGCATGTTGGCCGGCTTGCTTCTGAAGTCACGATCCAGAAGATCAGTGAAGAACAGGCGGGACAGAATCAGGGTGTCGAAGGGCTTGGCCTTGGTGGTCCACTCCGGGTGGATCTCCCTGATTGCCTCGAGGTCATACCCGATGATGTTGTGGCCCCATAGCTCGTCTGCCTGCTGCAGCAGCTGGAGGCCTTCCTTGATTTGGTGCGGCTCGAAGCGGTGCTCCTGATCAGTGTCAAGATCACGCGCCACGATGCAGTGGATTACAGACAGCCCACGCAGCAGGCCATCTGTTTCGATGTCGAAAACTAGCCTCATTCTTTGTTGGCTTTGATCGTGTTCAAAACGTTGACCAGCTGCTCTCGGACAACCTTTCCGCCGATGATCTTCTGAACCTCCAACCCGTCTTTGTCGATGATCAACAGGGTGGGGTAGAGCTTGAGGTCATAGGCCGCCACAAGGGCTGAGTGGTAGTCCTTGTCCATAAAGGACAAATGGGTCAGCAGATCGTTCTCGAGGCCCAGTGCAAAGTCTTTGGTTTCAGTGCAGGGCGGGCAGTTGCGCTTGGTGAACAAGACGGCACGGCTGGCCACATCAGAAGTCTTCATAGGTTGCGGGAGTGGAAGTGGGTTTGTCGTCGAATAAGGCGGGGATCAATCGGCCTGTGTCTTGTCCGTAGGTGAGCTTTCCTGCGGGGCCTGTGCGCCCGGAGAAGCGGTTTTTCAAGACCACCAGCTGGCTTTGGCCATCGCCTGCGCTGATGTCCCTTTGCAGGGCGATGACGATGTCTGAGAGCTGCGCGATTGCATGTGAGCCCCTCAGCTGGCCGAGTGACACCGAAGCGCCGTCCTCGTGGCCCTTGTCGCCCTGGGCGCGGCGTAAGTGGCTGATTAACAGCATCCCCACACCACACTCCTCGGTAAAGCTGCGGAGCTTGGTCATAACCACATCGATCAATTTGCGCTCGTCTGTTGACTCGTTACCGGACAACAGGATTGAGAGGTGATCGAGAACAATCCACTTCACCTCGTTTGTTTTGACGAGGTAGCGGATGTCGTTTAGGAGTTGATCGGGATCAATGCTCCCAAAGCCATCGCGTAAATAGACCCGTCCAGATCCAAGTGTTGAATCAAAAGCCTTCTTAAAATCATCTTCTGGAACTTTGTTATCTAGATGTAGTGGCTTGTTTGCAGCCACAGTCATCAGCCTCAGTCCAGTTCGTTTGACTGATTCTTCCAAGGCGATGTATCCAACGCTTTGGCCCTGATTGATGAGGGCCACTGCGATCTCCCCGGCAAGGAGGCTCTTCCCACTTCCGGATCCAGCCGTGAGCGTGACGAGCTCTCCGAGACGAAGTCCGCCAGTGATTTCGTTAAGGTCCGGATAAGGGTAATCAGCGTCACGCCCGTGAAGAGGGGAGCGAACCAAAGAATAAATATCTCGGCCATCGATTATTGATTTAGGTGAGTACTTGCGTTTGTTCCATACGGCCTGGCGGATGGCGTCAGTGTCCCCAGCCTGCAAGGCTTCACAGGCGTCCTTGTATTGAGCAAGGGCGGCTATGTAAACCTTTTCAGGTGGGAACAGTGACACGCATTCTTCGGTCGCCGCGATACCAGCCTCATCGTTGTCAAACATGAGGACGATCTCTTCAAAGTTGAGGAGATAATCCAGCTGCTGAGACAGTGCTTTTTTCGCACCTTGTGCTCCATTTGCAACGGAGCAGACCGGCCAATTGGGCCTGGCTTGCCAGACGGCTAGGCTGTCAAATTCGCCCTCTGTCAAAACAATGCACTTACCTTTTCCGAACAGTTGCTGTCCGAACAGGCGCTTGTCTTCGTTCTTACCTACCCACCTGAACTCTTTGTTTTGTGGTCGCTCCTTATAGGCGCAGACCCTGCCTGAGCTGTCGTAGTAGGGGAAACGAATGACAGGGCCGGCATCGACCCTGACGTTGAATTTCTTACACGTATCCTCAGTTATCTTCCGCGAACGGATTCCTGCGAAGTCACCGGCGTAGTTGATGGACACTGTGTTAGAAGCTGTTGGAAGAGATTCACCGTCACCGCGTACAGAATGGCCGCAGCTAAAGCAATAGCCGCCACCGTCTGAGTAGACAGCGAAAGCATCACTACTGGGGCACTCCGGGCAGGCCGTGTGCCGAACGAATGTGTTCTCATCAGACATTGAG